ATTTAGATGCAAGTACCAATAAAGAATATTCATTTGTTAGAACAATTTTAAATAGAAAAGAAATAGCCATTTATGAAATTATTAGATACCAATAAAAATGATTAAATTAAGATTTTATCGAGATGCAGGAAGATGGTACGATTTTAAATTTTGGTCAGAGTGCCAAGAATACAATCCTTTTATTTGGAATATGCAATTATTTTGTTGGGGAGTTATAATTTATTTTAAAAATAAATATGATAGCCAAAATTAAAGAAAATGATTTAAAAGCATTTCAAGTTTTATCTCATCCGATTTCTTGTGCGGAAGTAATGTTCCATGATTTTGACGTACTCGGAGTTTGGAAGAATGATAAATTTGGTAAGATTCGTGTTTATCAATATCCTATGTTAAGTTATGATGGTTTATTTTTATATGATAAAAAATTATCTAAAGAAAAGAATGATGAAATAAAAAATAATTTGGGGGAAAATTATAATTTGGGAGGAAGATTAACTGGTAAATCTCTTATCTCTATTATAGTAGATACGTTAGTTTGTACTTTTAATCAAGTTTATAAATGGGCTATTATTTCTTCTTATGATAAATTGCATTTACTAGAAATTTTTGAAAAATTAATTAATTCTTTTGAAAATCATAAAATAATGAAAATTTTATCTGCTCATCCACTTAGAAGTCCTACTTATAAGATTAATTTTGCAAATGGGTTGTTATTAGAAAGTGTTAATCAAAATATTACTGGTAAGAATCCAGGTGGACAATATTATGGAAAACATGTAGATAGACACATGATGGAAGAAAGTTCCTATCTTACTAAAGAAGTATCGAACAAAATGCTTATGACACAGGCAGAAAAAGGTTGTATTAATCGTTTTTCTGGCATGACCACGTTTACAAAAACATCACCGATTGGTGAAATTTTCTTTGATTTAGAAAATAAAAAGAAAATAATTAACCTACCTTCCTATATTAATCCTACTTGGAATGATAAAAAGGAAGCAGATGCCATAAAAGAATTTGGCGGTAAGGATTCGCCTGGGTATCAAGTCCAGATTGATGGTAAAGTTATTGAGGGTGCCGAGAGTGTATTTGATATTCAGAGAATCAGACAAACTTATTTAGTAGACAAAAAAGGAATAGGAATCTCTATTAAAGCATTTGAAGTGAATAAAGATTCATTTTTTAGATATAAAGAAATAGTTATTGTTGAAAAACCAACCAATGCCGAAAGTTTAGGAATTTATTTTGATGTCGGCGAAGGTGGTGCCCCTTCGGAATACATTATAATTTCACAAACAAATAAGATTTATAAATATATTTATAGGATTACTACTTTTCAATTATCGCCAGAAGAGGAAAAAGAATTTGTTAGATATTTAATTAGTATTTTACAACCAAATATTATAGGATTAGATTCAACTTCTGGAGTAGGAAAAGCATTAGTAAGTGATTTAGTAAAAGATTATTCAGATAATGTTATTCCTGTTTGTTTTAATGAAAATATTGATATTGATTATGAAAAAGATAAAAATAATCAATATGTTAAGGGTAAAGATGGAAGTTATGTATTTAAACAAGCTAATGTAGTTGATTGGTCTATTCAATGTTTAAAAAATATATTCTATAATAAAAAAATACAGATGTCAGAAGACATCAAGTTTGATACCCAAATTGGAAATGTTATTGTAGGTACTACCAAACAAGGTAAAAAACTTTATGGTTACAAAACCGCTAATCATTTATTCCAAGCATGGCAAGTTTTTGCTATTTGTGATTTTTTAACAGAATTTAAGAATCTTAAACCTATAGAGAAACGTCGCCCAGGTTTTGGGTCTTTCGGAAGTGCTTAAAATGAAAAAAGGAAATCATAAAGGAAATAAAAACGGAATGTATGGAGTTCATAGATTTGGAAAAAATAATCCTAATCATAAACATGGTTACTATTGTACAAATCATTATTGTAAATGTGGAAATAAAATTTCAACAATTACTTTTATTTATGGTAAAGGAAAATGTCGGTCTTGTGCTGCTAAAGGTAATAATAATGGTAATTTTAAAGATGGTAATACTTTACAAACTACCTGTCAATGCGGAAACAAAAAGAATTACAGAAGTCGATTATGTCAAAATTGTTATTTAAAAATGAATAAAGGAAAGAATCATGGTAATTGGCAGGATGGTATTTCTAAATTACCTTATGCTTTTGGGTTTACAAATGAACTTAAAGAATCTATACGCAAAAGAGATAATTATACTTGTCAGAAATGTGGTAAAAAACAAAAAACTCTAAAAGGAATTCATAAAAAATTAGGTATACATCATATCGATTATAATAAACTAAACTGTAACGGAAATAATCTAATAACATTATGTCATGGATGTAATTCTAAAGTTAATTTTAATCGTGATTATTGGTTTGTTTACTTTACTTATATTATGGAGAATATTTTACTGAACAAGAAATGCTAAAAATAGCAAAACATCTATATTAAAAAGAGGAAAATATGTTGTCGTTTGGATTAGTCAATATTGCGAATTCTGGAAGAGAAATCTATGTATGGCATAGAATTGGAAAAACTTTATCTTTATTTAAGGATTCTACTTTTAGACCTTATTTTTATCAAGTTGCTAGTAATGGATTATTTAAAACTATAGATGGAAAAAAAGTAAATAAAATTATGTGTTATCGACCTTCTGATGTTAAAAATAAAAGAGATGAAAATAGTTATGAAGCGGATATTTTATATTGTAAACGTTATATTATAGATAAAATTACTTCTTTTGGTAAGGCAGATTTAAAATATTCTTTTATAGATATTGAAGTATTAACAAAAGATTTGCCTAATTATCTTTATCCAGAACAACCTATAAGTTGTATTTCGTGTTCAAATTCTTATACTGGAGAGATTAAGACTTTCTTTTTAAAAGATTATTTAGACCCAAGAATTGCTGTAGAAAGTTTTGAAGAAGCAGGAAAACAATTATCGGATGATTTTGTTAAATGGATAAAAGAGCAACAATTTGATTTAATTTTAGGATGGAACTTTATTGAATTTGACTGGCGGTATCTTTGTGCAAGATATAAAAAATTATTTGGATGTGAATTAGCAGAAATGTTAAGTCCAATAACCAGAGCCTCTTATTTAGGAAGTGCTAAAAATGAAGTAATACCCAATCTTGTTCCTTGTGGATTAAGTGTTATGGATTATTTAGAGATGTATAAGAAAATTTATAGAACTGAACCTTCTTATGCTTTGGATGCAGTTTGCCAAAAGCAATTAAAAGAAACGACTTATAAAAAAATAGATTTTAGTAGATTATCTGATGAGATTAAAGAAAAGAACATAAATGATGTCAGAAGAATGATAGAAATAGAGAAAAAATTTAAAATTATAGAATATTATGATGAACTTCGTAGAATGAGCATGTGCGAATGGTCAGATGTTACTTGGAATAGTAAAATGTTAGATATGATTCTTTTAAGAGAAGCTCATCAAAAAGGAATGATTCTTCCTTCTAAACATTATGGAGAAGGAATCGAAGTAGAAGAAGTAGGATTTGAGGGGGCTTATAGAAGGTGTGATACAGGTCTTTATAAGAATCTTTGGAAACTTGATTTATCATCTGCTTATCCAATGGCAATTATAAATTTCTGTTTAGATATTTCAAATATTAAAAATGAAGGAATTACCATAAATAAGATAAAATTTTACCAGAATGAAAATGCTCTTCTTCCTACAATTGCAAGAAAATTAATTAGTAAAAAGGATATTTTAAAGTCGCAACTTAAATCTGCAAACCCAGAATTAGAAGAAACTAAAGATTTACAAATTAAATATGATGCAATTAAAGCAGTAGTTAATTCACTTTTTGGAGTATGTGGATTAAAGATTTTTAGATTATTTGATTATAGAGTTGCTGCTGCGATTACGTTCTTAATAAGAGATTTATTACATTATGTAGAAGACGGATTAGTAAAATTAGGACAAAAAGTTATCTATATAG